CCTGAACAGATTGAAATGCTTAGAGGTCCACAGGGAGAACCTGGTCCTGCTGGTGCTGATGGCAAAGATGGAGAAAAGGGTGATAAAGGGGATAAGGGAGATACTGGAGCACAAGGACCAGCAGGACCAAAAGGTGATTCATACACAATTACAACCGCTGATTATGATGCTATTGCTAATGTTGTGTTGAGTAAAATGACTAATGCGGAGGGAGTGAAATATTAATATGGCTAATGTTTATTTACAAGATAGTACATTGACTGCTATTGGTAATGCTATTAGAGCAAAAGCAGGAAATACTACACAGTTACTTCCTAGTGAAATGCCCGCAGCCATTACTAATCTTCCTTCTGGTGGAGGAAAAATAGTTCCTTATGTTGGAGATAAGGAAGTTTATAATAGATTTCAATTTACATCTGCACAATCTATATTACACTTGTCAGATTTTGGAGTTGGTATTAGCACCTTTAAAAATTTAAAATGTGTTAGTGGCGGTATTGCACACTCAAAAGCAATAAGTAAGAATATTATGACTACTGCGGATATTGCTAAAAATAATCCAGCTACTTGGCAAATATATCCTATTTTAGGTCAATACTTTGAATATCCAGCTGATGTTGTTACTGCTATAAAAGCACTTACAGATGATACCGTTCAGTTATTTCCATGTGTAATAACAACAGATCAAGCAAATGCAACAGCCTCAAATAACTTCCCTTATTTAATGGGAATTAGTGGAGGAGCATGGATGGGAATGGCAGTAGCAGCTATTTATCATTATAATAATTATTTACAAATGTTTAGTTATAACTATGTAAATAAGACCGCTTCAGTAGCATTACAAACGGTAGTAGCAGCTAAAGGATATGTTTATTGGAGGTAAATAAGATGTTTTATTATAAAGTAGTTAGAGATGATGAATTAATTGGATATGCGCAATTACTTGATGAATGTTTGTTTCCTACTCATATCCAAATAACACAAGAAGAATTTGAAGCGGCAATAGCAGAGGATGAAGAACAAGAGCAAGAAGAAACAATAGATATTCAACAAATGGTTGTAGAAGAGCAAGCTAAACTCTTAACTCTTAGAGCTAATCCTGAGGGGCTATCAACAGAGGACGCCGCATACATTGAAAATAGATTAGATGCTATTTCTGACTATTGGGATAGCAAGGAAGGACAGGTAGCAACATATGGAACCTATTAAGAAAATATATTTTATTTATAATGGTAAGAAATATGAACTAAGGGCACAAGTTCCTTACCGCAATCAATATCTTATCACTCTTGTGGAAGTAAGTGAATAATGTTAGTAAATATAGAGAATAGGAATGGTAAGTTGTTTGCAATGGTAACTCCCGCAGATTTAGGGTTGCCGCCTACAACTACTATGTGCCACATTCCTATTCCTTATGGTAGCTATTGGGAGCAGATGGGTCAAATATTTCAAGAGATAGCACAATCTACCTGTCCTGTTGATACTGGTTACTTGAGAGACCATATTAGTTATCATGCGGATAATGGCGGTTGTGATTTCTACTCAGACGCTCCTTATTCAGCTTATCAAGAGTATGGAACATGGAAAATGAAAGCACAGCCATACTTTGAAGCTGCTGTTTATGAAGCTATAACTCAATTAGAAGGTAGTATGAAAGCAATGGCTAGTGAGTATTTAGATATGGATAGTGATTTGTGGTTTCTTACTAGTAGATGTGGTAGAGAAGGTTCATTAGAAGAATGCTATGCTGATTTAAACAGACTTGATAAAATAATAGCTTTTATGGAAACAGAAAATGCAACCTTAGCCGCAGAAGCAGGATGGTATTATGATTTAACTACTCTATATGATGCAAGAGAAAAAATAGCAACTAGAATACAAGAGCTAGAAGAAATAGAAGAAATGAGACGACAACAAGGGTTAGGCGGTTTCCTGGCTGAAATCATTGGTATGATGTTAGCTCAGCTCTTGATGGCTCCATTAACAATCTTTGAAATGATTCTTGATGACATAGGCGGCGGTATTGACTATAATCACTATCCAGAATATCATTAAAGGAGATTATTATGTTAGACGTTAAACAATCTATATATAATGCTCTTTATAATCTAAGTATCAGAGTTAATGATAACCCAGATTATGAAACAGGGCATAAAAATTGTCCTTATTCAATAGTAAGAACACTATTAGAAAAACCAACTGAGTATAAAAATTTTAGAAAGGTTAATTGGATTTTTAGAGTTGATGTGTTCTCTAAGTATAAGGGAGAAAAAGAAATTAAAGATTACTATGAGAAAGAAGTTAAAAGAAAACTTGACTTAATTCAACAAGATGAAGGAATAACTTATGTTGAGTCTAATCTTTCAATCATGGATGATAAGGAGTTAGGTCCAGTTGTAAAGCATGGGGTAATCACAATATCAATAGAAACAATGGAGGTAGAATAAATGAGAGGATTTGATTGTCTACTTTCTATTAATGGAAATGCGGTTGCCGCCCAAATTAATGCAAGTGTCAACCGCAATACAAGAGCAAATGATATAACAAACAGAATTGAGATGACATGGGAAAATTACTTATCTGGTACTAGAAATTGGAGTGTTCAGTGTAATGGCGCCTATGTTACTGATGATGTTGGTTTACTTGCTCTTGAAGAAGCATATAACACTGGGGCTGATGTAGATGTAACATTAGACTCTGGGTCAATGAAATATGAAGGCAAAGCTTTTATTACTTCCTTTCCTATTGGCGCTCAATATAATAAAGATGTTACTTACACAATCCATCTGCAAGGTAAAGGAGAATTAGCTAGGGTATGAGAAGAAATCAAGAGGTAATGAAAAAAGCCTTCATAGCAGGTATAGACTTTCACAAATTTACTGATGAAGAAATAGAGATTGCATATGAAGCTTATCAACAGAGGATGTGTGACTTGGGTAACTTAATGATAGTAGCCATGAGAAAAGCGGCAACCCCTGATTCAGAGCCTTTTGTATTTGAAGAAACTCATAGCAGAACAGAAACCTTCAGTAAATTTGGATTGGAGGATTAAACATGAAATTTAGTGAGCAATTAGAACAGATGGTTTACTCTACTCCTGTTGTTAATTTTCAAAAAGAAAAAAATGTTGAGGATGTACAAAAGTCCACAAAGACAAAAAATCAACAGGAGATGCTAAACCAATTAGGATTAGCAATAAAAAGGAGATAATAAAATATGATAAAAATGAAAGTTAATGGCATTGATGTCAGTGAGTATAAAGCTGAACTAATTGATAGAGCGGCTTCCACTCAAGTTATCAAGAGCATAACTGATTGGCTAGATGGTTCAGTGCAAGGTACTCTACTTAGACAATCTTATGACTACAAAAGCATAAGAGTAACATTTATCATCAAAGCTGAGAATGAAGATGATGGATATAAACAGATTAGCCGCTTAACAGAAGCATTAAAGAAATGTTGTGTTAAATTTGATGATATTGATTTAATGTTTCCTTGCCTTTTGAATGGGGCAAGTGTACCAGAAAGATTACAAAATGGTGTATTTAGAGTATCTTATATCTTGTTAAATGATTGGGGAATTGGAGATACTGTAGAATTAGAGTATGAGATTCCGCAAACAGATTTACAAGAGCTAAAGATAAAATATATAGAGAACTGGGCACCTACAGCAAAAGGTTATGCTAAATGCTATGATGATTCAGAACTTTATAAAACAATAGCAGAAGAAACTGTATATATTGAAACAGAAAAGATTGCGGAAAGTGCTGCTCAAAGCACCTCATGGGTCAACTTCTTCCTTGCTTTAGGGGTGGATGTTGATAAGTACAAGCCAGAAACAAACAATACTCTTAATGGATTCATTGATATTAGTGAAGAGTATAGTGAAGCTGGGGCTGTGGAGCTTATGAGCAAGGAAAACCGCTTTAATATATATTATAATAGATTTCAGAAAGATGGATTAGCTGACTTGCCGCTTGATACAGTTTATCCTTCTCTTGTTTGGTCTGTTGATACAAATGAAGATGGATATTACTTTGATTTAGGAGTAGGTAAAGATTGGAACATGAGAGATATTACTATTCTTGCTATTGGTAGATGGTTTGAAGCTACTGGAGCAGGAACTATGGTTGGTGCTGGTGCTGATAGTTATAGCCTAGCTTTAAATATGCCCAATGCCTCTTATATGTTAGGTAGTTCAACTTCACCAATCACAGCCAAGGTATTCACTGATTCAGCAAAAGGAAATAAAGTCATATTACAGACATTAGAAGATATTGATGATACTCCATTAAGAAAATATGGATTTAAAAGTTCTAATGATGGTGCGGCTCCTATCAATGGTTATGCAGATGTTATCTTTAATGGTGTAACTCTTGATAGAACTCAGGTTCTTGATGATACTTTAGATAGTAATATAACTCTGTTGTATGGCAATCAAGGGAAAGCTAAGTTTTGTGACATGGCAAGAATCCAAATCTTTTATAAGGGTGAACTGATTAGAGATTTGATTCCAATAGCAGGAAATGTAAAGAATGGATTTGTAAATAGTTATGACACTGGATTATATGATATAATCAGTATGGAATTTATCCCTTGGACTAAATCAAATGGGGATACTGGTGCTAGTCCTGAAGAGATTATGCCAATTCCTGGAACAACTCCTACTCCACAACCACCAACGCCGCCTACACCTATCTTTACTGTTGTTGTAAATAATGGTAGCGGTTCAGGTCAATATGAGTCAGGTTCTTATGTTTCTATTGAAGCTAATGAGGCTCCAGCAATGAAAGAGTTCTCTAATTGGTCTGTTGATACTGGTAATGCAACTATCATAAGTCCTACTTTAACAAGCACAGGATTTATTATGCCAGATGCGGATGTAACAGTAACCGCAAATTATAAAGATAAAGCAATTACTCCAGAGATTATGTATTACTCTTCTGTAAGTCAAATCAATAGTGAAACAGAAATGGGAGAGAACAAAGGAGTATGGGCATCTACTCAATATAATGGAGATGGACCTAATCCTTATGAATATTTTGTAGCTGTATATAGTGTTCCTTCTGCTCATGGTGAATGGAGTATCTATAATAGTTCTTATTATTCAATGGATTCTCAAGGAACAGATAAGTGGGGTAGACCTTACATTGAGTTCCAAGTGACAAGAGGTAAAGGTATTACAGGTCAATATATCACTTATACACCTTCTGGCGGAACTAAGATTCAACAAAACTTTGCTATTAAGAGTGTATAACTTATAGCAAAACACTTACTTATAACAGAAACTTTTCCGGAGTATTACTATATATTGTCTGGAAAAGTTTCTGTTAAAACTAATAAAATAATTAAAGGAGAATTGCTATGTTTGATATGATGAAGCAAGGAGATAGAACAAAAGCTAATGTAGTTGAATTGGTGCTTGATAGTCCAGATGACTTAAATACATTACCTACTAATATTGGGGTTGGTAGTACAGCTATTTGTATCTCCACCGCTGATGTTTATATATTTAGTAATAGCCATGAGTGGAAACCATTATAAAGGAGAATAATTATGGATAATACATTAGTTATGTATCCTAATCTACAATATAATCCAATTAAGATTCCTGACTTTACATTGTTAGAAATTTATAAGGATACCATTGATGTTTCAAATGGGTTAGGATATTGTATCATACCAATAGAAGGTCTATCAGGACAAGAAATAAAAGATAAAGCAAGAGCAAAAGCAGAAATAGTAAAGCCAGCAGATAAAGATAATTATATTTTATTTGCGGATGGCGGCTATGACCATAAGATTATTTATGCTGTATGGTATTCAGGAGATGTACCTACATTACCCGCTGAACCTGAAGTGATGGAGCTTATACCTAATCAACCGCATGAAGTATGGCATGAAGTAGAAGTAGACAATCCCGCCGCACCATCATTTATTACTGTTACCTTAACTCTTACTGCTTTTGATAATGTAGAGTTCTATATTAATGATGATTACTTTGCTATTGATATTAAGAAACCTGTAGCTGGTGTAAATGAAGTTATTATCAATAGAGAGGGTGTATCATATAATGGTAAACCTATTGATAGTTTTAAAATGACCTCCGCACCAAAATTAAAAGCAGGAGTAAATTATATTAAGGCAAAATGTTCTAATATATCTAATATTGGTATAAAGTATAGAAAGAAATATTAAAGGAGGCTCAAAATGTTAAAGTTATATGATAAGCAAATGAATTTTATCAAGACTATAGTTGACTACCAAGAGCTTCAAATCACAGAGGAATTAGAAACTGGGTATAAAGTTGCTCAGTTTCAACTTCCTTATGAGGTTGGATTAGTCCAAGAGGAACAAAAGCTAGAAATAAATGATTATATTTATGTAATCAAAGAAGTTAATATGGAAGAAAATGATTATTATGAAGTATTCTGTAAGCCATATTGGGGCAGTCTGCTTGGTAAACATATTGATTCTATTAGCGGCTACTCATATTCTTTAGCTAGTTGCCTTGATGAAATATTAGAAGAAACAGATTGGAAATATAAATTTGAGGAAGCGGTTGTGGGTGTTTATACAGTTCAAATGGAAAGAATGAGTGCATTAGATGCATTAACCGCCATAAGAAAACTCTACAATGTTGACTTTGCTTTTGATACAAAAGAAAAGATGATTCACATATGGAATACAAGAGGTAAGTATAAAGAAACATTCTTCTTCAATGAAACTAATCTAAGACAATGCAAAGTACAATCTAATACCTATGACCTTATTACTAGATTGATTCCTATTGGTAAAAATGGAACTACAATTAATGCGGTTAATGGTTCAATATGGGTTGAGGATTATAGCTTTACTGATGAAATTATTGTTGGCTATTGGGTTGAAAGCTCTATTGAGAATGCGGACGACTTACTTAAATTAGCTAAGGATAAAATTCAAATATATAGTAAACCACAGACAACTTATAAAATTAATGTCACAGCTTTACACAGCTCATTAACTGTTGGTGATGAGATTAGAATTATAGATGAGATAAAAGGAGTTGACAGAATAGAGAGGATAGCTAAGATTGTAAGTTATCCAAATAAACAAGAGGAAAGTTACATAGAGTGCGGCAATCCTTTAGTTAGTTTTGATGATATTTATAAATCTTTGCAGGATGCACAAAAGGCAGTCAATAAAGACACCTTGAGAAACCTGACTGAAATAAATAAACTCTATTCTTAATTTTGATAATGCGGGCGGCTGCTGTCGGGTTCTTTTAGCTAGACTTTAGGGACTGATGACCGGCTTCCCGCTTTACATATAAAATTATTGAAAGGAGTAACACATATGGAATGGACAGTTGTTACAGTTCTTATTGCTATTGTAGGATTGTTTATGACGGTTGCTAAGCCAGTAATTACTCTCAATAACTCTATCACTCACTTACAAGATGCAATAGATGATTTGAGAGAGGATATTAAAGTCTTAACTGGTAGAACAAATGACCAAGAGCTAAAGCTAAATGACCATGAAACCAGAATCTCAATCCTTGAAAAGCATCATGAAGGAGAGAACCTTCCAAGATAGTCTTTAACATAAAAGAAATGCGGGAACCCACTTAAAGTCACCATAGACCAAGGGTTCCCGCATTTTCTTATTTCTTTTGTAATTTGTTGATGTAGTCTTGCATATCTTTCTGAAGCATATTACCTACTACTTCAACTAGCTTATCTGCTATTTCATCATTCTGTTTACTTGTTACTTCTATTGTTGTATTTTGCAAGGCTTTTGCTACTGCCATAGATACAGTGTCTTTACCATGTGCTTTATTCCAAGCATCCACTGGGGACTTAGGCTTATATTTACTACCTAAGTCCCTATTCATAATATACTGGCTTATCATACTCATTAGGCTACCTCCCGCAAGTATTTATCTAATGTACCTTTGTTGTAGAATTTCTCCCAATTTAAGTCATAATAATCTCTGTATAACTGTTCTTTTGTGTAGTCTTTGTGTGTGTTATAGTAGTTAATATAACCCTTTAAAACCATTACTTCTGTATTCATATTGATTGTTTTCATATCTATTTTCCTCCTTATAAGTAAACCTACCATTAGCTGTAGGTAGTTGATTATGTGTATAAAAGAAATAAGGCTTATACTTACTTCTTTTCTTTGTTATTTTTATGTGTGATGATACTTCCTTCTGGGTGTAATTCAATTCTCCATCCATTCTTATCTGCCAATGCCTTCTCCTTTTCATAGCTTTCTACCCATAGGTCAGCATATTCTTGACCATATTTACCTAATAAATGACAATAGACTCTATCAGGAGTCCACACCCATTTTTGGCTTCTTCTAGCAAGCCCGCCTATATTTTGTAGTTTTGCTATTGTTGCATCTCCAGAAGGATTGCTTGAACTTCTTAACATCTTTCTTTGATGTTCTTCTTTTTTTCTCTTGTAGTGCGCTGACTGTCCATACAATTCAGGATTTTTGTCTTTGTGTATCCTAGCAATAGCCATAGTTGTAGGACCTGGTTGACTTAACTGGTGAGCGCATCTAAGTCCGTATAATACCCATCTAGTTGCATCTGGGTCATTATTCTCATAGTCTCTATATAATTGCTCTGCTCTTGCTATTGCTTGGTCATCCATATTTCTTATCTCTCTTTGAAGTTTTTCTGCTTCTGTCATATATGCCTCCTTAACTCTAAGCACTTTATCTATTTTTAACCATTTTACTTGGGAACCTACTCTTATATATCATCCCAAGTAAAATGGTTAAAACTAATAGATTTGCTATAGATATTATTCCTCATCATCTGGAATAAAGTATAATTGTAACTCGTTTATTCTTACTAGAACACCCTCTGGCAAGAGATAAACCGCATTTAATTCATCTTTCTCTGTCATTACCTCATGCTCTATCATGGTTTGTTTTAACTCTGCTTTAAGGCGGGAATCCATTGTAATGTAATCAGCCTTTTCTCCATAAAATCTATCAAGTTTTGCATTAAATCCTAAATCATCAAATTTTCTTACAGCCATCTATTTTTCCTCCTTAAAATACAAAGTTACCATTAGTATCGGTACATTTGTCAATCATATTCTTTTTATAGTCTACATTAGCGGTTGCCGCCTCATATTCTTCTTCAAGTTTCTTTTTTCTTTTCTCTTGTTCTCTAAGGATTTGCTCTTCATAATCCTCTTCAATCTCCATTATTAAGAATGGAACTAATTCTTCAAGCATCCTTATCTCTGGCTCTTTAATAGCATTTTCTCCAAATCTTCTACATGGATAGTAGCAAGTTTCTGTTTCACTCCATAATTTCTTTAATGCTAATTTCCATCTCTTAGGGTTCTTAACATCAGCATCACCTATGGCTTTCTGATATGCTATATCCGCATCTATTAAGTATTCATTCCTCTTGTCAAAATAAGCTTGCATATCTGCTTTATCTTCATCTGTTACTACTGGCTCTTGTATCTTTTCATTAAGATAATAATAAGTTTTCCAATATTGAGTGTTATCTGGGTCTGTGTGCTTTACTATGATATCCTCTTGCATAAGCATCTTAGCCCAGCTACTTAATGTATCATCAGACACTTGAACGCCAAACTCTTCATCTATTACTCTTGACCTTTCAGACCAAGGCATTGTTTGAAACTCTTTATCTTGAGTAATCTTAAACAAGAAACAAGAGAAAGCTCTAGCATTGAAGTTCTTAGTCTTACCAAATCTTCTCATTACAATCTCTGTGATTCTATCCTCAATAGTAGTAGGAACTGTCTGAATCACTGTGTGCTTATTCTTTGCTTTTGCGGCAACCCCATATCCAAAATTTTCAAGTTTTGTTTTGACATCTCTTTTCATATGAGATGTTTTTTTGACACCTAACTTGCTTGCTAAATCTTCTGTTAGGTAATCTCCTACAGTAAAAAATTCCATTATTCTTTTCTCCTTCCATAATTAAAAACCAACAGACTCCAAATAAGTGACCAGCTTATTCAGATTTGCTTCTGTCATTCTGCGGTCTTTGCTAGTTAATTTACCCATGACATTTCTGCTAATACCAGCGGCATCCGCAATTTGAGTATAAGGAATATTTGTTGTTGCTCTATATAATGCAACCCTGTAATATACATCCTCAACTTTATTCATTTGTGTTACTGTTGTCTCTACAACACTACTTGTAACTGCCATATTTTTTTCTCCTTTTCTATCTCTTGATATTATATATGAAAATTATTTTTAATCCATTTTCCAACTTTGTCCGTCCTTTGCCAACCCTCTTAAAAGAAAAGAGGGGTTGATGGTCAGTCAAACCCCAAATGGAATTTTTTCATATGTTCTATATCTATTATAATATAAATTTTATCAGAAGTCAAGTTTCTGATTTTGTCCAAGGTTATCCAAATAATTGTTTGTGAGTTTTTTCTACATATAATCTAAACTTATTCCAATTAGTTGGGTTCATGCTATCTCTTAGACAAGAGCTAAAGTTCCTTATAGTGGCAACTCCAACACCGCTTTGCTCTGCCATTGCTTTATAGGTAATGCCTTTATCTTTTAATTGCCAACATTTACCTCTGATAGTTTCCATGTAATCAATATTCTTGCAAGATTTATCCTTTAACTCTTGCGGACTCTTAAGAACTCTGTAAATATAATCTGCCATTGTTGTTGTCTCCTTCTTATTTATTTATTTTGCTATTGTCAATCTTCTTCTAAGCATTTGTGATAAAAACATCACAAGCACGCCTAGAAGGAAAGCGGGCAAGTGGCTTATGCTTACCCGCTCATATAGATTGACAACAATCATAATGGTATTTAATCAAGTCAAATTATATGACTTAAAATGTACTCTAAGTACAAAAGATTTACATATATATATAAATTTTACTTATATATCATTACTAACCTTTGTCCAAGGTTTTCTAAATTTTTTTTTGCTTGTTTTGTTTTTCTTTATACTAATATTATACCAAAAATTTTTCGGTTTGTCAAGTTTTATTTTAGCATATCTTACTTATATGCTTCTTATAGTGACCGCCGCCCGCCTTTGGTATTATGCTATTTAAAGCAGGTGTGTACTTACCTATCCATTCATCTTCTCTTGTTTCTAATTCATCTATACTACAATATTCAAGGAGATTAATTTGAATGTTACAGCCTTTGTTATAAGCTCTTCTGAGTTCAGCATACATTGGTCTGTTGTATTCTTTTGATTCATTACACATAACATGGCACTTATGAGCAATCCAGCGGTTTAATAGGTTTGTTGACTTACCTATGTATACAAGATTATCATTGCAATAGATACCATAAATACCTACCTGCTTATCATACTTTTCCTTTTGTTCATCTGAACATTGAGCATACAGCTCTTCAATCATTTTTTTGTGTTTCTCTGTCATATCTATATTTCCTCCTGTAAATTAAGTTCATGGAAGTAGCCAGCTTCCTCATCTTTACATATATACTTAAAAATAATCTGTGATGTTTTTTTAAAAAATGTCCACGGGTAGCAAAAAAAATTTTGCTTATTCTTGACATAGGAGAAAATATTTGGTATAATAAAAAGAAAAGGTTGGACAAAAAATAATAAATCTCTCAAAGGATTTTTCAAATATAGTATCAGAAGAAAAAGAAAGGAGAAAACTGATATGAGTTATGCACAGTATGACCCAACTAAAAGGGATATAAAACCTAGAACTTGGGAGAAGTATTATGCAGTTGCAGATGCTTGGTTAAGTAATGGTTATAATTCCGCTGAAGCATATCAATCAGTTTATCCTAACTGTAAAGATAGAAAGACGGCTATGGATAATTTCTGTCATATCAAAAGGATACCAGAAATTGCAGAATACATAGCTGAACAAAGACAGGCGGCATTTGATGCTAAATGTATAGATTTGACAAGAGTAACAGAGGAAATTGCAAAAATGGCTTTCTGTCCAGATGGAGATAAATACATTCCCGCATCTGTAAAAGCAAAAGCATTAGAGATGTTACAAAAAGCCTTAAGAGAAGATGTCAAAACTCAACAGCAAGCAAAAGAAGAAATCACCATTGGATTGGAGGAAGATGAGGATGAAGATAGTTCTGAAGAAGAATCTATTTAATAAATCATATCTTCCTCTTTTAACTGACTATTCTAAAAGATATGAAGTATATTATGGCGGGGCTGGCAGTGGCAAATCCGCTTGGATAAGTCAAAAGCTAATCTACAAATGTATGCAAAGTAAGAGGAAAGTGTTGGTTCTAAGAAAGGTCAACCGCACAACTAAGAACTCTACTTTTCAGCTTTTGATTGACACATTAAGTAAGTGGAATCTTTATGAGAAAACAAAAGTCAATAAGACAGACTTCTCTATTACATTACCTAATGGCTCTTGTTTTATTTGCATGGGATTAGATGACCAAGAGAAACTAAAGTCTATTGCGGGAATTACCGATGCTTGGCTAGAAGAAGCTACTGAATTTACTCAAGATGACTTCAATCAGGTTGACTTGAGAATAAGAGAAAGAGTAGACAATAGCCAAATCATTTTATCTTTTAACCCAGTTAGTAAAGCTAATTGGTGTTATTTAGAGTTTTTTAAACCAGATCCCGCCCTAGAAGCTTTTAGGAGTGGTTGCCGCATTGTGCAGACTACTTATAAGGATAATAGATTCCTTCCTAAAGAGTATGTTGATTCTTTGCTTTTGTTAAAAGATACAAACCCTGTGTTCTATAAGATATATGCAGAGGGTGAGTTTGGCAGTTTGGATAAATTGGTTTATAATAATTGGCAGTCAATGGATTTTGACTATAAAAAGATAAAAGGTATTAACTGTTTTGGTCTGGACTTTGGGTATACCAATGACCCCACAGCTTTAATCTTTGCTATTGTTAATCAAGAGGAAAAGAGAATATATATTTATAAAGAGTGGGGCGGGACTGGATACTTAAATGATGAGATTGCTGATAAACTATTAGAGTTTGGTTTATCTAAATCTACTATTGTAGCAGATTCCGCAGAACAAAAGAGTATTGAAGAGATTAAGAGAAAGGGAGTAAGAAGAATTATTCCCTGTGCTAAAGGTCCAGATTCTGTATTAGCTGGTATTCAAAAGGTACAACAGTATGAGATAGTTGTTCACCCTGATTGTAAGCAGACTATTGAGGAATTGCAGAATTATGCTTGGACAAAAGATAAAGCAACTAATGAGTATATAAACAAGCCTATTGATAAGTTTAATCACTACTTAGATGCTTTAAGATATAGTTTGCAATGCGTTGATGATAGACCTAAGCTACAGACTATGGATAAAAATATGCTATTTTAAAGGAGAATAATTATGTTTAGATTGAGTAATAAAGATGAGCTTACTCCTGAACTAATTAAGAGAATGGTTTATAAGTTTAGACAGAATGATTTGCCAAGACTAATTAAACTTAAAAATTATTATCTTAATAAGACTGATATTTTAAAGAGGGTGCAAGCAGACCCTACAAAACCTAATAACAAGGTAGTTCATCCTTTTAGTCAGTATATTACAGATACTTTGTGCGGCTACTTCATGGGTGAGCCAGTATCTTATAGTTCAGAAGAAAATATTGATGAATTAAAGATGGTATTTGAATATAATGATGAACAGAATGAAAACATGGAGTTAGCTAAAAACTGTTCTATCTATGGTAGAGCATGGGAATATATGTATATTGATGATGATGGTTCAATCCGCTTCACAATGATTGATACAAAAGAAATCATTCCAATCTACAATGATACAATAGATGATGAGTTGGTGGCTATAGTAAGATTTTATGATGAGTACAATATCATTAAAGATGCTATGGAAACAAAAGTAGAAGTGTATACAGATGACCACATATATAAGTATGTAGCATCAACTACACTAGATACTCTGCATCCAGTGAGTGACCAGCCGCATTTCTTTAGTTGTGTTCCTTTTGTTGAATATAAGAATAATGATGATATGACTGGGGACTTTGAAGGAGTTATGTCATTGATTGATGCTTATGATGCTCTTGTATCTGATGATTTGAATGACTTTGCTTACTTTTGTGATGCTTACTTAGCTTTATATGGTTATACAGCTGATGCAGAAGATGTAAGAAAGATGAAAGAGAACAGAGTCTTACTTATGGATATTGACACAAAAGCTGAATGGTTAGTTAAGCAAGGAGATAGCACAGGAGTTGAAACTACTAAGCAGAGATTAGAGAAGGATATTCATAAGTTTAGTAAGACACCTAATAGTAATGATGAGAACTTTGGCGGCAATACATCTGGTGTTGCTATGAAGTATAAATTACTTGGTACTGAGAACTTAGCTTCCATTAAGGAGAGAAAGTTCAAGAAGGGATTACAAAGAAGAATTGAGATTATTGGTTTTATCTTTAGTCTTAACAGAAGAGGAGCTTTGGACTGGCTCGGTGTGGATATAACCTTTACTAGAAATTTGCCAGTGAATGAAAGTGACATAAGCGCCATGGTACAGGCTCTAGATGGCATTGTATCTAAGAAGACTCTATTAAGCCAGTTATCCTTTGTTGAAGATGCTGATGCTGAATTGGAACAGCTAGAGAAAGAAACAGCATCTACTATTTATTACACAGCGGGAGTTAATCCTGATGTTTCAGATAAAGAGCAAAGTGAGGTAGAATAATGAACTGGGCAGCCGCACACAAAATAAACAATAATGCTTTTAAAATTGGTGCAGGCTGGGAGAGAAAGGTAATGCAGATGTTTCTAGTGCTGAATAAAGATAAAGAGCTGTCAACCGCTGATATTGCTTTACTCTTGTCCTTCATTCAGCAAGAACTAGATAAGATAGCTCAAGAGCAAATCAAAGCACTAGATAACTGCCTTACTCTTGCTTATAGATACTCACTCAATGCTACACTCAATGAGTTAGATGATATTAGATTTACTGTTCCTGCTCTTGCCAAAGGATACAGTAAGACTTGGTGTAAAGATGGCAAGGATTACACCCAAAGAGTTATGACTAATATCAATAACACAAAAGCGGAGATACAAGGATTATTGCTTGGATGGAATGGAGATGACCCAATAGTTCTGATGGGTTTACTGCATGACATCATAACAAAAGCACAAAATGAATGGAAAAGGTTAATCAGAACAGAATTAGAAGCGGCTTCCTCTCAAGGCTGTAGAGATGCAAACTTAATGAAGGGTGCAAGATATGCGGTCATTGAGAATGATAGTCCATGTGATGAGGTATGTGCGGAGATGGTTGGAGAACATGAAGTCTCACTTGATGGTAGACTTGGTATTGACTTGCCGCCCTATCACCCCAACTGCCGCTGTGTATTTTTGGGCATCTTTGGACAGAATTAAGTAAAGAAACTAAGAGCTTTTTGAAGTATCATTGACACAAGTAACAAGGAATGTTATCTTTTGTCCAGTTATCTACTTCTTAAAGCTCAATAACTGACAATTATTGAGGGATTCCTAATCAACTCTCTTGAGGGGATGATGGAATAACTCTAAAGGAGAGTTGAACAATGGAAAATGTAAATCAGAATGTAGAAACTAAGAACCAAGAGCAGGAAACAAAAGAAACAAAGACTTATAGTCAAGAAGAGGTAGATGCATTACTTCAGTCTGAAACAGATAGAAGAGTGACCGCCGCTTTAAAGAAACAAAAAGACAAATTAGATGAAGCTAACAAGCTGGCTAATATGTCACAAGATGAGAAAAGAGATTATGAGTATAACCAAAAGCTTTCTGAGTTAGAGAAGAGAGAACAAGAGCTAGCAAAGAAAGAATTAGTAATGGAAACAGAAAAGCAACTTGGGGAGAAGGGTCTACCAACAGAAGCATCTCAATTCATTGTTGCTGTTGATGCAGAGCAAACAAAAGCTAACATCAAAGCATTTGAGAAGATGTTTAATAAAGCGGTTGAGGCTGAAATCAATAAGAGGATTGCTACTGGTTCACCAAAGGTTGGCTCAGGGAACAATCAAGCAATAACCGCAGAGCAATGGAAGAAAATGAACTTACAACAACAAGCTGAAGTATTTAGAACTAATCCAGAGTTATACAAGCAGCTTACTAATAAATAATTTTAAAGGAGAATAAATTATGGCACATCAAGTGTATGAAAATATTGTTTTAGCTAACAAGATTGAAGATATTTTACTTACTGCTGTTGACTTAACAAGTTACATGACAGTAGATACTAGCATGACTCAAGAAGCTGGTATGAAGAAAAAGATTAACACCTATAAAGCAAGTGGTGATGTAGAAACTCTTGAAATGGGTGTAGGAAATAGTGGGGACATTGAAGTTAGCTTCACAACTAAAGAATATGAAGTAGAAACTGTTCAGGGTAGATTCCAATACTTTGATGAACAGGAAATGACTGACCCAATGGTAGTTCAGACTGGTCTTGAAGGAATTGCAAAGACTATGATTAATGACTTCACAACTAAGGCGGTTGCTGAGTTTGATAAGGCTACTCTTTCTATAACTAGAAGCGGTTTTGCATTTACTGATGTTGTTGATGCTATTGCTAAAATGAATATAGAAAAAGAAGACGGTCTGTTCTTACTTGTTGGTATCAAAGACTTAGCAGACTTCAGAAAAGAGTTAAGTGATGACCTTAAATACAATGAAGCTTTTGTTAGAACTGGTTATGTTGGTTCTGTATGCGGCGTTCCTGTTATTGTAACTAAGGCTATTACAAATGGTAACATCTACTTAGCTACTAAGGAAGCGGTTACTGTATTTATCAAGAAAGATACAGAGGTTGAGCAGGAGAGAGATGCTAATGTAAGAAAAAATAAAGTTTACATTAGAAAAGTTGCTGTAGTTGCTTTAACTGATGCAAATAAGGTAGTTAAAATTGTTCCTAAGAAAGAAGAACCAGTAACTCCTCCTAGTGGACAGTAATCAATAAGACCTCTGCTTAGTTAGTAGGTTAGCCCCAGAGGTATAAATGAATACTTCTGGGGCATTTTTTTATTATAATAAAACTGCTAGAATAACAGAAACTTTTCCGTACTTTATATATGTATTGTCTGGAAAAGTTTCTGTTATAAATAGCAAAATAATTAAAGGAGAATAATTAAGATGACAGTAGTAGATAAAGCTTGTGCTCTTATTGGTCCAGCAGCAACCGCACATAAAGCTCAGATTGAGGCTATTGTAGAAATGTGCATGGATGAAGCCACTCAGTTCTGCAATCTTAAAAAGTATACAGAAAAACTTGATAATGCGGTTGTTCAAATGACAATAGAGAGATATAATAGATTAAATAATGAAGGGGTTGCCCGCTCTGCTTCTACTATTGATGAATCATTCATTGATGGTTATAGCAAGTCCACTTTGAGTATGTTAGTAAAGAATAGAAAGGTTAAGGTAATTGAATAATGAAAAGCGATTTTATTACAAGAGTAGAGACTACCTTAACCCCAGATGGTCAAGGTGGTTGGATTGAAGAGTCAAAAGAAACTGGAACATTTGATGTTAAGTTGTCTATTGGTTCTACTCCAGAAGAAGCAACCGCATATGGAGTTAGTATTGAACAGATATTAAAAGTTGTTGCGGATTTCCCTCTATTGGAGGATGAATCTAGTTTATATATGGTAGTAGGTCAGACTGGTCCAGTAGGTCCCGCTGGTGCAGTTGACTTTGATAGCCTCACTCCTGAACAGATTGAAATGCTTAGAGGTCCACAGGGAGAACCTGGTCCTGCTGGTG